CACCATTGCCAAGCAGCGTCTTGATATCACGTTCGAGGTCGACCTGATCTCCGGCATCGAGATCGACCGGCTGCGGCCTGCGGCGAGGGTGGTTGATGATGTCGTTCATTCCTGTTGCTCCTTCTTGAAGCGTTCGTAGTAGGTGATGGCGAGGTCGAACGGATCGGCGACGCCGCGTGATCTCCACCAGCCGATCTCGTCACCGTGGTCGTGCTGGTTCATGTGATGTGCGTGCTTCAGTGGAAGAGCCCAACGATCATCCGGTCGTCCCCATCCACTGTCTTTGTCGTGCGCCAACGAGCGAGAGCGCAGATGCGCCGCATCGCACGGTGGCCCCTGATAGCATCCGCAGGCGCATCGTTGCCTGCGGAGCCATGCAAGGTACGCCGGATCACTCTGGCGTGGTTGCCGTTGGCGAAGCCTCACCGTTTGCGGGCTTTCGGCTTGCTCGGGTCGCGGTCCGGGGGGAAGATTTCCCCTTGGCCTTCCTCGGCGCGCGCGGCTTGTTGTCCGGTAGGCTCTCCGCCCACTTCTCGATCATCGCCGCTGCGTACTTCGCCTCCACCTTGGTCTCGATCTCCGTCTGATCGATCACCAGCACCGTCTTGCCGTCCTTCATCGTCAGGCTCATTGACGCGCTCATCTTGCTCTCCCTGTTCGGCTCCACCGGGATTGGTGTCGCCCTCGATAATCGATGATGCCGTCGCCTCACGTGCGACATGCTCAGCATCGAATCCACTGCGCCCGGTGGCGTGCGTTGCCTTGGCATCTTTCAGCCGCTGCGCCAACGCCTCGACCTTCGGCGTCACGTCCATCATCTGCGTCGCGCTATCCAATTCCTCGCGCGCGTAGGCTCCGAGCAGAACGTCGGGGCACCACAGCCGCGCCCACTGCCGCGTCGCTGAATAGAACAGCTGCACATCCGGGTTGTCGTCCCAGACCTGCGAGCCCTTGACGAATTTCTGCGTGACGCCGTTCGACTCCTTGGTGGAGTGACCGGGATGCAGCTTGCCGAGCGTCGCGCTTTCGTACTCGTGCGGCTCGGTCTCACCGACGAAGGTGCCCCACACCTTGCAGCGTCGCTCGTCGCCTTCACCGCTCCACGACGCGCGCAGGCGACCCTTGAGTGGCGCGTTCTTCTCGACCACCGCATGCAACAGCTGGCTCTCGTAGCCGATGCGGTCACCGTTGCGCGGCACGTAGGACTTGTTGATCACCGACATGATCGGCATGCCCCACTCCAGTGCCTGCATCGCCAGAGCGAAGCAGACGCCGGGCTGTTCGCGGCAGTGCACCGGCACCGCCACCATGCCACGCGACAGCAGATCGGCCACCTTCGCCATGTCAGCTATCGATGAGATCGCAATGCCGCCGAGAGTTGCACCGATCTCGATTGCGCTCGCACGCACCAGATCGGCGCGCTGTTCAACTTGTGCCGGACTCGCCACCATATTACTTGCTCCTCTTTCTTCGCTTCGGTTGTTTCGCTGCCCACTCGGCAGCACGCTCACGCTCACGCTCGATGTCGAGCCTGTGCTTCTTCACGAACGCCTCTTCATAGCCCAGTGCGCTGACGACCGCAGCAATCGTATGGTGCTGCGGATGACGAACGGAGCCGTGAAACCATCCGACGAGAGTTGATCTCGACACGTTCGAAATCTCTTGGACGATTCCCAGCTTGGTGAACAGCCCCTCGTCCTGAACGAGGGTGCGGACCTTGTCGATCACCGGGTTCTTGTCGATGTACGAATAGGTCCGATAGACGCGCGCGAACTTAGCCATGCGCGACACCGTTTCTCTCGGCCTTCGCCGTCAGCATGATGCCGTCCTTGGTGTCCTTGATCACGCCGTCACGCTTGGCGCGTTCGAGTACACCGTGAACCGATTTCGGCGAGATGCCGTGGCCGGTCAGGATCGAGCGAAGGTCCTTCGGCTTCACCGGACCACCGGCTGTGCGCAACGCAACGCGCATCACCGCTGCCGCTGATCCCGGTGTCGCCCGGCCACCCGCGCCGAACTTCGCGACGTTGGGCGCAGGCAGCGCAAGCGCGGCCAATTGAAACTCGCCATTGCTGTTGCGAATGATCGACGCACCGAGCTTGCCGATGGCGTAGTAGATACGATGGTCGCGCATCCCGGTCGCCTTGATCAGGTCGCGCGATTTCATCGGACCGGCAGCCAGTGCCTTGAGGATCGCTTCCTCCGGCGACACGTTCAACGCCGCTGCCTCTTGCTGCAGCTTGTCCCTGCCAGCACCCTTGCCGCCCTCCCCGAATATCAGATCGAGCTTCACCACGCCCGGCATGTCGTGCAATTTTCTTAACACGGCACCCAGTGCGATCTCTTCCACCTCCAGCATCACTGGAAAGGTCTTCTTCGTCATCGTCATTGCTCCTTGTTAACGCTCTACCTTGTAGGTCTTCTCGATGATCCCGAGCTTCTTGTCTCCTCGCTCGTGTGGCGGAATCTCCACCCGCTTGCGCACGCTGCCATCCGGGTTGCGCAACGTACGCCAGTGCCCACGGACCTCGTGCCAGCGGTGCTTGTGATGCGTGAGTGAACGCGCAATCACCTTCACCGCCGTCATCTTCCTTGCCAGATGCAACGTCAATATCTTGTGTGTTAATGGCAACAGCGGCTTGCCATTCGGCATCTTGCGAACATCATCGTGCGCCGGTTGCGCGCTGGTCTTCACCTCGACACCAAGCTGGCCAGCACTGAGCGCGATCAGGAATCCCCAGATGTGCCGAAGCTCTCCGGCGATCTCGCCCATCATCTCGCCAACGAATTTAGCATCGCTCTTCTTCAGCGGCGCGTGCAGCGGGGTGACCGACGGATAGGCGTCGTACGCATGCACTCCGGGGTCTTTCACACCGAGGGTTATCCAGTGCATGTATTCGTCGTGCGGCGTATCCTTCATCGGCTTCGACTCGCCGCAGTGCCACCACCATGACAGCGGGGCCATGACGACGCCCTCCCTGACGACGGTGCAGTAGGATGCAAAGAAGCCGCCGATGTCCGCCGGGTGGATCAGCCAGCCGACGCGCTCGACCGGCGGACCGGCTTCGGTTTTTCCTGCGGCCTGATCGGTCAACGGAATGCCAAGCTCCTTGACGCGGTTGATGCGCACAACATTGTTGAGGTCGATCCACGTCATAGGAAACGGCGGGATCGCCATCCGGCGTGCGCTCTCCAGATCGTCGGCGATGGCCAGCGAGAATTCGGCGACCAGCGACGAGGTGACATCGTCCAGCGTGAAGCAGTGCGCCTTGCGCAGCATCGTGCGCAGCGCGTATTTGTCCGCGATGTGATCGATACCGGGCGCGTTGGAGAAGGTCGCCTCGTGCAGCCGGTCGATCAGCGGTCGCTTGTCTTCAGCGACCGCCTTCTCGATCTCGGCGCGCTTCTGCGTGGTCTGCAACAGTATCTTCTTGACGCTGTCGTTGTGCTGGGTCTCGCGCTCGGTGCGGATGCTGTCGTAGCCGGGACCGAAGCGATGCGGCTTCGGCGGCGTCATTCCGCTCGGCATCGTGAGCCCCGGCGGCGGGCGGTTACCTCGCGAGCCGAGAGCATCGTACATCGCGGTGGGCTGACGTAGCCCACCACTGAGGTCGAGTTGCTCCCTCACACGCGCCTGCATGCCAGCATCGTCCCGCAGGAGACCAAGCGTGCAATCGTCGCAGGTCAGTATGAAAGCCGAAGCGTAATTGCTGTCGGACTTCTGTACACCGCAGGTGATGCAGGCGCGCAGGCTCATAACGCTCCCTCCAGCTTCAGCCGGGCGTCGATGCGCTCTCGCTCATCCTTTGCCAGCGGCATCGCTGATGTGTCGCCTTCGCCGGGACCCGGCCACCGGCCAAGCTCCATGCACGATTTGATCTGGCGCAGCATAGCGCGGTTCTGCATGCGACCGCGAGCGAGGTCTTCGTCGGATAGCGGTGCGCTGCGAGAGCACCACGGTGCCGATGTCTCGATGAACATCAGCACGAAGGATTCGAACGGCTGGTTGAGGGCTTCGCTGATTTCCCAAACCATTGCGCCTTGTTGCGGATAGCCGAACGTGCGGATCGTCTTCATCAGCGCGGGTGTCGTCACATCGCTGGTGGTCTTGAGATCGGCGAAGTCGCCGCTGGCGGTTGGAATCGTGTCAGGTCTACATTTCAACCACAACCCGGTCTCCCGATCCTTGACGAACCCGGAGTGCTCGACCAGCCCGCTCAGCAAGCCTTGCTGCACCAACGGTTCGAGAGCCATCGACTTCGACATCGCGATGATCGCCTGCAGTTCACGCAACGTGACGATGGTGCGGTCGCTGTACTTCTCATTCCATGCTTTGCAATAAGAGCTTCCGTTGTGCCACGGTTTTTTCAGCCCGGTTTGCTTGTCGGGATATTCCGCTGGCTGTGCGATGAACTTGGTTGAGAAGTTAGCTTCACCCAAGAACAGGTGATGCGCGGCCTGACCGAGGATCATCGCGCGCGTCATTTCCTTCTGCTCAGCGTCCGGGTTTTCGCACCACGACGCGAACATATGCGCCATCGAT